CCCCGCCTCCACCAACAGCCCGGCAGACGTGCGGCGCGGGACGCTCGCGCCAAAGAGCGTCGTGCCGGCGAGGTCATAGGCAGAGCCGGAGCGGGTGTAGGACCAGCCGGGGATGAGGATCGGATTAGAATAAAAGATACGCCGACGATAGTAACGGTTATTGATAAAATCTAACAGCAGTCCAGTACGCGCCGCCTCGCGAGCAAAGGGTGGTAGACTACCCCGCCAATTCGCGCCGGCCCTCAACCAGGGTGGCCTGAGCGCTCCGGTCGCGAGATTATAGGCAGCCTCAGTGGTCAAGATTCAACCCGGAAGCATTCGCATTGAAAGGTGAAGGTTTCCGCACTGCCCGGCGCATATCCGGCCAAGGTTTCAATCAAGATCCACATCGGACCATTGATGAGTGGCTGCTGACCTGAATCGTCTACAAACACACCATAAGCGCCGTTTGAAACGGCGTTAGTGAAATTGCCGGAAAAAATCGCAACGACGTTGGTTCTCGTCGCTCCGGAAATAGAAGCGCCATCCACGCCAGTCAGGGTCGGTCGTTGATTGCAAAGATACAAACGGAAAAGAGCGTTCGTGGTCGTCGTCGTGGATTTGAGAGCGTAAATGCGATTGCAGAAAAGAGAGACAGATCCAAAATCCATCAAGTGCGCGCCAATACCATTGGCGTCCACAACTTGCTGGTTGGCAGAATAAGTGGTCGTGTTGGCAGGCCGTGTAATGGTGGTCGGAATTCTAATGACGGCCATGAAACACCCTCAATAAAGAAAAACCCTGGGAGCCGAAACCCCCAGGGAGCCGATGGTCACCCACCAGCAAATACCTTTTACGAAGATCCCGGCGAAGCATACATGCAAAGCGGATCCGAGACGCCGAAGCTATAACGCTCACGGGCCTTGTATTTCGCGTTGCCGGTTTCGAAGTCGTCTTCCATTTTGGTCTTAAGAGCCGCACGCTGGAAGTGCTTCATGCCGTTCGGGATATCGGTCCTCAGATACCAAGAGTTGGTATCCGTGATGAAGTGATTGACCCGATATCCTTCCGGAATCGTGCCCATCGACTTCATCGCGTTAAGATCGTTATCCGAGGTTCCAACACGAAGGTCGCTGTCGATGATCCGCTTGGCCGTGAACATCAGGGCCGGCGGAACGATCAGTTTGCGAATACGCGCATTGATCAAAAGACCGCGCTCGTCCGTCCAGGCCGCGATTGCAATGGCGGCGTTCTCAAGCGCCGTTTCATTGAGGTCAACCGCAGCACGGTTCGAGTTCGAACCACCATTGCCCAATGGGTGGGCCGTGTTGAAGAACGTCACACCATCGCCAGTGTTGAAAGACGAGAACCCGTTATTGACCGGGATCATCGCTTTAATCTGCTTGGTGTACGCCATGGAACGAGCCAGCGCCTTGGTGTAACGCGAGCTGAGCGAGTCATAGAGGTTGTCCTCCATGGCTTCTTCAGTGATCGAGAAACCCATGGCGATCGTTTCGTGAGTGAAACGAGCGACCCACAGTTCCTGCGCCGTATCATACACGATACCAGCGCCTTCAGTTTTGTTCGGAGCCATACCGAAGCCAGCGACCTTCACTTCTTCTTCGAAGCTACGATCCGAAGTTTCGACTTCGTAAAGCTCGGTATGTTCATTCTCATAACGACGATACTCCATACCGAAGATCGCGTTAAGACCCGGAAGCAGCTCTTTGAGGAGCTGTGCGCGAGAAATAGCCATTGTAGCCCCTCCCTATTAGGTAGCCGACGTGCCAGTAGCCGTCCGATGGAAGTGCGTGTTAATACGAACAATACAGTCCGTAAACGCATCACCAATGGTAGACGTTGGCGAGTTCATGAAATCCACAAGGCGAATCGGAAGAGTCGCCGTGTTGGCAAGCGAGTCGTGTTTGATGCCGACATACGAGTTACCGCCGTTTGAGTTGCCGTTCGCTTTGATCTGAAGCAACGAGAAGTTGCAACCCAGAGCGGTTTGCGGCACAGTGCCACCAGCCTGCACCTCGAACAAGCAATCCGGATCGTCGATGACGTGGACAAAAATGTCCGACGCATTGATAGACCCAGGGTAATGCTGACGAACCGTAAACTGGCTCGTGTTCGGATCGGTGTACTGAACGCCGATGGCCACACCAACAATGGTCGCCGAGGTCGTTTCAGTGGCAGCAGTCAACGTGGTCGAGAACCGGGCAACATTACCGCGGTTCGAACCAGTGGACGTGATAATGACCGGATCACCAAAGTAGATCGCGGTCGAGTAGTTTGCCGGAAGCTTGTAAAGCCGAATGCTGCCCGCGTAGGATTGTCCCCCAAGCAGGTGCAGAGGCTGCAAGCCGTACGGCAGTGAAACCGTAGCCATTTATTCCCCTCCCTTGTTAGTTACTCAGGACCCCGACCGTAACTGGTCGTGGTCTTCCGCTCCATAAGAAGCGGCATCTTCGGATTGTTGAGGCGCATGTAGCTCTGATCAACCGCAAATTGCTGTTGCTGGCTCATTTGGGAGTAGTATTGCTCACGGGCGCGAGCTTGCTCCTCCGGCATCTTGCACATCATCAACCCGCCCATGGTAATGTTGCCGTTCCCCTCAAGGGGAAGGCCGCATTCACGGGCCTGCTTGGGATAGTCCTTACGGGCGCAAGGGACCCAGCCCTCACGGAACCGAACGGACACATTGAGATCATCAGCTTCCCCTCGCGAGGAAACTCTGACCCAACGAAACGCCCAGCCCGGCTCAACCGGAACATCCGGAATCAGCTGGGGTGGGCGGAAGCCAGACCAAGAGGCCATGGCAACCTCATCAGAACGGAGTGACCGCTCTTCATCTCGGGCCTCATTAGCGCGAGGCGTACGATCGTCAGTCACTGAACACTCCATCCTTAACTGCTTGTTTGGCATATTGCTGAGGCGTCAGACCAAGACGCTTGGCCAAACGAATCTGGTTCGCGGTAAGACGTACCTTTGTTGGATTTTTACCAGACGAACGCTGCACAGGAGCAACCACCGGGCGCGAAGCCTTCTTCGCGGGAGGCTTACCACCCAGCTTGTCCGGGAAAACCGAACGCAGCTCAGCATCAAGACGCTCGTAATATTCATCCGAACGGGGATCCACCCCGTTCGTAACAAGCTCTTCATGGATGCCATAAGCAAGCGCCGTCATCTTGGCGTCCTTGCCAAACCATTCCCTATTACGAGAAGCCCAGGCTTCCGCCTTTGGATCGGTTACGCGATCCGGAGACGGGGGCTGCGCTTTCTCGGCGTACTCGGTAGCCTTCAGCTCGAACCGAAGATCGGCGAGTTCCTGAGACGCCTTAAGGAGAGCATCCGGATCTCCAGATTCATAAGCATCCCGGAAGGCTTCTTCCGAATCTTTGATCTTGAGAGAAAGAGCCTCTTTAGCCGTATTAACGGCATTCTTGCTGTTCGCCTCAGCCTTGCGCCGCAGATCTTCATTTTCGGCGAGAAGCTTCTTGATCAGCGGCTTGGAGTCATCGTCCTCGTCGGACTTTTTGTTGACTCTCTTATGTACCTTTTGAGAGTATTCCTCTAGCTCGTCCTCGTCCTCATCCTCATCATCCGGATCCTCATCGGACAGATCGAACTCCAGCTCGTCATCCTCTTCGAGGAAATCCAAAGCATCTTCATCAAACTTTTTGTTAGCTGACATTAGGCCCTCTTAATATAACGGGGATCATCAACGACCGCCTCAACATTGTCGTCATTGATCATCCGAAACTCTTGCACGACGCCATCAAGAACAACCTTGAATCGCATACCTGTGTAAGCTCTAATCAAAACGAAATCCCCGTCCTTACACCAGGGGCCGGTGGGAAACCGAGGCTCCCCACTGGCCGTAATCCCTTTGTAGCAAAGATCGCCCATAGCGACGACAAGGCCGACGACGGAGGCGACTTCCTCTCGCTCGACGTGATCATCAGGCAAATGGATCGCATGGGATCCATCACCGACCTTGATCGAATTTTCCTTCTTAGGAATGGCAATCAAGATCTTATAACCAACCGGCTTTGGGACCTTGACGGGATGAGCCAAACCCTCGGCATTAACTCCAGAAATTTCCGCCATATTAATCTTCCACCAAAGATTTACGCCTGTCAACCAGCTCAGCAATTGACATGCGAATGCCGCTAATAACTCCGGACTCATATTGGTATTGACCAAAGTCTTGAGCCCGTCCTTGACTTAGCAGATATGAACGGTTGCTTTCAATCTCCCTGAGTTTATTTATTACTAGATCAATGGCATCTTCGGCGATCATTTCTTGCCTCCGCCCGCAGGCTTAGGTTTACTGCGTGCCTTAAGTTTTTCGATCGTCAGCTTGTGCTTACGATCCTTTTCCGCTTCTTCTTTCTCGATTTCCCGATCCCGTTCTCGCTGGGCCGCCTCAATCCGGCGCTCTTCATCGCGTTCTTGTACAGATTGGATGCGGTCAGAAACACGATCTTGGAGATCCATATTTCTCCGAGCCTCGCGATCTTGGCGATCCATTTCCATTTTCTGGGCAGCCATTGCAGACTCTTGCTGCCGCTTGGCCAATTCGCTTTCGCGCTTGGTAATGGCATCAAGGACTTTTGCACTTTGGTCTGCCCCGGCAGTTTTCTCCGTGACATTGACCTTCGCCGCCTCGATCTGATTGCGCTCCTTTTGAATCTCGTAATCGTTCTGCACCTTCTGCTGTTTAATATCCTGATCACGCATTTCGATCTGATGAACAGGATCTTGCATTTCCTGCATCATCTGTTGCATCTGAGCTTCTTGCAGGTTCTTTTGCAGAACCTGATCAGCAGCCTGAGCAACCATTTGAGATAGGCTCACCTCCAAGTCTTCCGGGAGCGGTTCGCCCGGTGGAGGCAGAGGAATGCCAAGCTCTTTCTCAATCTTCTGACGGTAAGCCATACCCAAATGCTCAGCAACGTGAGCATGGAAAGCACCAAGAATAATGGGAGCTTGAGGATTCTGACCCATGATCGCTTGGATCTTCGGGTCATTGTAAGCCGCCATGTGTACTTGGATATGGGCTTCATGATCTTGATACAGGAACGCCTTCACGGGCGTTCCAGCCATGAGGTTCATGTTCTCGGTCACTGGATCAGTTGGACGAATATCGTCCTTAATGGGAACGAGCTTATCGGCATTCTTCATGCCCATAGCTCGCGCCGCTTCCCGATGCAGAAAGCCGGTCATATACGTCGGGGGCGGTCGCTGCGTTAGCAATCAGCGCCTGATACTGAACAACCCGCTGAGATGTCGTCGCGCTCGTTGGATCGGAAACTGGAATGATCTGGACCGAACCATAGTCGGCCTTGCGGCTAAATTGACCCTGCTCATCCCACTCATACTTATCGGGCATGTACTCTTGGATAAGCTCGGCCAGCATCTCAAGCTCTTGCTTAAGCGCGGCGTGGAGCCGGGCGTGGATCGAAGACATGACCCGCATCGCTCGCTCAAGAATAGCAAGCGTCGTACCCACGGGGGTCTGCCCTTGAACCTCAGCAATCTTCATGTCAGCGACGGAACCGATACGACGGCCCTCGCTCACCACATCACCTAAAAGAGCAAGTAGAACTTGAGAGGGTTCCTTGTAAGGTAGGAATACCAAGCTGTCTTTGAGAGTGGCCCCGGAGATGTCCACGTCTCGAAACTCGCCGGGGGCGATGGGCGTGTCATCGCCCTTAACTCGGAACTCACGAGTCTTAAAGCCTGCTGGGATGTTAGACAGCGTGCCAGCGTCGATGAGCTGGCGAGTAAGTGAAGTCGCCGCCTCAGCCAATCCACCCAGAAGATGGATATATCCCGTACCATACCAGCCAAGCCCCGGAAGGAAGGGGTACTGTACATAGAAAACTTTCTTCCGGCCGCTCTCGTCATCTTCGCGCCAATTTCGGCGGATCGACAAAATCTTACCAGATTGGCGCTCAAAGGTAATCGTATAAGGACGAGGAGCATCGCCATCCCCGATGCCGGGGATGACGCGCTCGGTCGTCATAGTGATGATTTCGTAACGCCCATCTTCCATGTCCACCGGGGCTTCATCGCCAGTGATGTCGTCGTGGGCTTCCTGAATGTCACTGCGATATTGGACAGGATCCGACAGATTCACATCCCGGTAAAAACCCGAGCTGATCAGCTTGTCCACCTGCGTCTTGAATAGGTATTCCCGGTGGGAATACCTCGGGCTCGTCTGGAGGGACGTGGTCCCATATTGGACGACGAAGTCTTCGACTGGGATGAACTTGCTCGTCTGACGACCCAACTCCTGATCGAAATAGATCATCTTCACGCCACATCCCCCAAGGGGCATTCGCCATAGCATAACCTCCATCTCGTTCCGCCACTCAGTCATGATATCCATGATGATGTGGTTCATGTCATGGCGGACACGCTCAGCTTGCTGAATAGCTTCTGGCGTTTCTGGACCCATGATCTTGACCCCGACCGGTCCGGTTGGGGGAACAAGCTCAAGAATAGCGTTCGACTGGAAGGCCACCTGAGCTTCCGTGATCAGGGGGTGGAAGACACCTGAAGCGCCGTCCCACGGTTCCTTTCTATGCTCATGGCGCATA